TGGTAGCGCAGATCCAATTCCTAGTGATAGAGATTTAAAAAGTACTATCTTTACGGAATTTAAGTTTTTAGTAGGGTTTGCAAATTCTGTATATATTTACTGGTTAAACGAAGAGAACACTCTTAGTTTTGAGAAATTTAATGAAAGTCACTGTACAGTTTAGTACGTTGTTACAAAAGATCACTCTTAGAGAAAGCATTGAAATCTCTGTCTCATCCTATCGTGAGATTATTTCGGCGTGTCTAAATTTACTGCCTCAATTTAGAGATTGCTTTTATAGTCAAAAACTCTATAAAAGTTTAACTCTGGTAGACGGCGATAAGTACGTACGTTCTTTTGAGTTAGACTTTTCTCCAAAGTCGGCGTCGATATGGTTAGTACCTACAATCTCAGGCGGAGTCTCTTCTTCTTTTGACAGTCTAGGTAATTTAAGTTTATTCTACGGAGCCTCCTCTCCAGTTAGTACTCAAGAAGTAGCTTTACGAGGTATTGATAAACGCATCAGAGACTCGGCTCTATTTGGAAAAGCTTCAACAGCTTTTGATATAGCCCAAAGACGAGCTAATAGAGACTCAGGAGTTTTAGATAATTCAGAAGACCCTACTAGAGGATTCGGCTCTTTAGCCCCTATGTCAGCTGCAGGACGTAATGTACCTTTGCATTTTGGACTTGTACGGACTGCTGGAGTAGTAGTTAATCAGTATATAAAGCACATCCAAAGAGGTGGAGTAGATACTATTAGAGTTGCAGACTATCTATGAAAAAACAATATTTTTTAGTCCAGGATAAGTTAGTGCCTTTTATCGGAGGTGGTTCTGTAGAATCTATAGGTTCTACACTATCTGTAAGTTTTGATGGTTCTTTTAGCTTCAATCCGACAACTTCAAAAAGCTCGGACATACTCTTTATGCAGTTAGCTCTTGGAGAAGGGCCTATTTATAGAATCAACCCTAACGGCCCTCAAGATATTGAGATAGATGATAAATATATAGATGACTTAGTAGATTTTAGTACTAATAATACTAGATCTGATATTTTTGCTGTTCGATATAGCGTAGGTACAAGAACTCAGCCGCCTATGCCCTCTTTTTCTCAGGAAATTGTAACTCCCGTTCGTTTTACTACCCCTATCGTACTAAAGAGTGGAATATCCCTAGTAGAAAGTGTTTCGGCCCCTCCACCTACGAGTGTGCTATTTTATCCCACTAACGACTCTCAAGGCTTAGCACCTATTGACTCTATAAGAGTAAAGTTTAATGTAAAAGAGTTACGTGTTGATTTACGAGGAGGTTCGGAACCTAACATACTTTCCCTCGCCGCTCTAGTACATGACCGCGATGAGGTAGCAGACTTAAATAACTATTTAGCCGGTGGAGGCCTGCTTATAAATAGTCTTGTTAACGGTACTATGGCAGCAGACCTTGAAATTAAGATACCTGAAGATAAGCGTAGTGCTTCTGGTTATCGAATTTCGGTAGTAAAAGTTTCAGAGGATGTTGCTGAAGAAGGTTTTATAGCTGAAGTAGAGGTAACTGGCTTTGATGAGATTAGGAAAGATATACATTCTTATCCTAGTACTGCCTTAGCTGGGTACGCTCTAAAATCTACTGATTTTAGAACGGACTCAATACCATCTATTACATCTTTAGTAAAAGGTCTTATTGTAGACGTACCTTCTAACTACAATCAGCCTATTCTAGAGTCTGGGGAAGTTGATTGGAGACAGATTGAAGTTCCTTCTACAGGAGTTTATGCTGCAGCCGCTAATGGATATAGAACTCAGAAGTATGGTAGCACAGTTCTCACAAGTACAGATATAAATATATACGATGGTATTTGGGATGGAACATATAAAAAAGATTGGACAGAAAATAGAGTTTGGATTATTAGACATTTGCTAGTAGATGTACTAGGAATACCAGAGTCTGCTATTGATAAGTATAACTTTTATAATGTAGCTCAATACGTAGATGCCGTAGACCCGCTAACAGGAAACTTTGTAGGTGTAGATGGTTTTGCGGATGGTTCTTTTAGATATAAGCCTAATGGATATAATACTGAAATTATTAGTTTACTGCTAGGTCTTCCAGAGGGTACTCCTATTAAAGAGCGTAGATTTGTATGCGGTGTTAGTATAACAGATGACGTTTCTGTGTTAGACCTTATAACTGCTTTAGCTGGTAGTATGCGTGCTGTTTTTAGTAATACTGGCAACAAGATTAGACTTATTATCGACAAGGCAGAAACTTTACCTGTTGCAATATTTAATGAAACTAATATTGAGTTAAATAGTTTTAAACTTTCCGGTGTTAGGTCTGAGGATATTCCGACAGGCGTAGAAGTTTCGTACATTGATTTTAATAACCACTTCCAAAAAGAGACACTAGTTTTAGATAGCGCAGAAGCATCAGAACTTGAGCCAACTAACCGAATATCTATAGATGCTGTTGGGTGCACTCGTAAAAGTGAAGCCTTAAGACTCGCTCAGTATCATTTAGAAACCGCTAGGCAGTTAAAACGTAAAATTCAATTTAATGCCTCTGCGGACGCCTCTGACTTAGAAATTGGAGATATTATAGCAGTATCTCATAAAATATCTGGAGTATCTTATGGATATGGGGGACAAATTTTTAGCAACTCTGTATCAAATACTTCTAACGTCTGGTTAGAACATTATACTAGCCCAAATATTACCTCAGATATTTTTACCTCTAATACTAATCCTATAGTTCTAAAAGTTTTTAGACAAGATTCTAATCAGTTAGATTACTACTTAGTTAGTAACACTTCTTATAATTTAATTACTACTAGTAACAGCAGCTCTGGTGCTGATGTAATAGATTTAAACATACTTCAAAAGTTTAATCCAGTCTCTAAGACATTTCAGGCTAATACACTTTTCTCTGCTGTAACAGCTCCTACAAGAGGGGACTTATGGGCTTTAGGAGAAATTAATCCCACTGCTATTTATAATGACACTAGCACAAAACTGTTTAGAGTAGAAAGTTTATCTTTTAATCCTGAAGGTACTGTAGGTATTGTAGCTACTGAATATAATTCAGGGTTACTTGCTAATGTAGACTCTGCCTCTAAAGATGTGACCACTCAACGCAAGAGTAGCTTTAATTACATTACGCCGCCTCCACCTGTCCTCTCTTTACGCTCTATACCCTCTAAAACAAATGAAGGTATTGTTAGTTATAATCTATTACTTTCTAGTACTTCAGATACTTCTAATTACCCTGTCTCTGTCACTACTACTCTCTCTTACGGTACTGTTGAAAATATTGTAGAGATAGAGGGTTTTGAAGAGCTATAGGAATAACATATGCCCGTATACAAAATTAACACTAGCAATACGAGTTTTCTTACTAACGGAGAAGAGCTTGTATATGCAGGAAAAAATGGTTTTATCTCTATTCTTGGAGCTGTTCCAATACTGTGTAATAGCTATACTGCTAATGCTTCTAGTATTGTTTTTAGTACGCCTAATCTGCACCTACTAACAGACGATAATTATCAAACACATATTTTAAATGTTCCTGCTTTAGAGGGCATAGGCACCTCTTACGTACATGTTCCATATTCCCAGTATCCTGTTAGCTCTGCTTTAGAGGGGTCTATTGGTTATAACGAACAAACCAGTACTCTAAGTTTAGAGATTCAGTCTTTTAACCTTCAGAGTAATACTATTACAGTAGCTAATAAACAATATGATGACGGAGTTGTAAGTGCTGCTTTTCTTACTACTCCTTTTTATATTACTCTATATCAGACCTTAAACACTAATAATTTTTCTAATCGATCGGCTTTTATCTCTGGTTCACAGCGCACTGTAAGAAGAGAAAACAATGTGGAAGGAGTTTCTGGTAGTTATACAATGAGTTTAGGGGCTATCCCAGAGTCTGCTAATTTTATATCTGTTTATTTAGATGATATTCCTACTCAGTCTTTTACTTGGTCCTCTAATACCATTTCTACTACTCTAACGGGTACAACCTCTAAACTTAAGACAGTTGTGAACTTATACACTGTTCCAGCAATAGAACCTAAAGATACAGTATCTCTTAGTGCGTTTAATAATGTATTTACTGTTACTAATGTTAGTTATCTGTCATCTGATGTATTTTATAATGCAGCATTAACTAGTAACAAACAGTATAAAGTTAAACTAAATAAAGCACTAACAGCTAATGTGTCAGGGTCTTCTATAGTAAACGTTAGTGCAGATTTAGTAGGCAAATGCGCTAACATTAATCCTACCTATTTTACAATAGATACTCCAGGGTCGTATCCTTTTACGTATAGACTAGCTAATACAGGTATTTACTACATCTATCAAAAAAATAAAGTTAAACTTACAACAGCCAAATTAGATGAATTTGGCAGATTGCCTGGAGTTAGTCCGACTAACTACATAGTAACTGCAACAAATATTAATAGATTTAACAGAGCAAGTAGTACTGTTCAGAGCTTAGTTCAAGTTCCTTCACTTACTCTTACTAAGGTAACTGAAATTACAATTGAAGAACGTGTTTTTGTAGACACTACGGGCGGGGCCTCGATTAACGCTCTAGTTACTTTCCCAACAATTGCTAACAGAGATATTACACATTATGAACTGCAGTATTATGTAGTAACAAGTGGAGGTACTCAGCTGCCAGGAGGTTCTATTTCTCTACCTCATTCCGACGACTTAACTTCGTTATCATACACTCTAACAGGATTAAATAGGGGTAGAATAGCCGGTAGCAATACTCTAATTGTGACCGTCACTCCGATGATAGGGTCTTATAGAGGATTTCCAACTAGGAAACTTCATCCTATTGTAGGAAAACAGTCTAACCCTTCAGGTATTAGAAATCTAAGCGTAGTGCAACAAGACACCTTCTTATTGTTTTCTTGGCAATATGTATTAACTACAGAAGGATTTGTGTTGGATCTGGATACTAAAGAAGTAGAGATTCGACAGTATCCTGGAATTGTAGACCTGAACTCTGAAGAGTCTATTAGGGCTGCTTGGGGTTTCTCTACAGTAATAGGAAGAGTGGCTTTTCCTAATACTACATTCAGTAACCCTATCAACAGCTTTGATGAGTACACTTATCTGTTAAGAGTTAGAGATACTAGCGATATTGAAAGTAACGAAATTGCTGCTTCTGCACTAACTATAGATAGACCTACTACTGTAAGAGTCTTTAAAACCTATAACGATTTTAGCCCTGGTACAAGTTTTGTAACTCAAGATGGAGTTGCATTGCCTACGGCTAATCAACATCCTGAGCTATCTTTTACTAGTTTTAGTGAGGGTATTAATGGTGGTTTAGTACTATTCGATAGTTCTAATACGGATAACTCTAACGGCAGTGCTGTAGGTTTTTCGGCTTTTGGCAACACTAGTTATTTAACAACTGCTACCAATTCTTTTGCTGAATACATCACACCTATTAGAGATTTAGGAAGAATAATTTCAGGAACGGTTAGAATTACTACCGCTCTTTCTGCCAGTACCCCCGGTCTAACTTATGGCTCATTTTATAATCTTATTGTATCTGGCGTTACAGATTTTCATGGGTCTGCAGGACTAACTCCATCAGCTAACGTTTTAGTAGATAACGCTTTTGGAGGTATAGGAACTCTCCTAGGGTTTAATAACGCTAATGCAGCTACGGTATCCTATAACAGTTTTCATCAAACTCTTACCAGCGGTGGTGCTTTAGGAAATGTGTATGCTATCAGAAATCCGGGACAATTTACTGGAGACACCTCTAATGCCAATAGTTATGCCCTAATTGCAGGAGTAATTAATGCAAATGCAATCGCAATAGGCAATGTTTATTTTGCCAACGGTCAATTATCTAGCGGCAATAACTTTGCAAATGTTGCAATTAGTGGAAATTCTTATGAATTAATTAACCTAGTACAATATGGAGATCCGGGTGCTGCTGTGACCTTTTTAGGTCCAGAAAAAAGTATTGTCCAGAATATTTTTGTTCGTTATGCTACTTCTAATGTTTTTTATGCTGCTAATGCTAACGGCGTTGTCGGTTATCCTGGTCATGGCAATACTAATGGAAATGCTTTTGTAGGCGCAACTAATAATGCAGAGCTTGGTTGGAAAAGTTATGTACCAGGTCTTAACGAGTTTCAATATTTTCAAATTAAGCTCCAGATAAATAACCCGAGCCCTGATTCTACAGAAATAATACTACAAGACTTAAAGTACGAAATAGACACGCCGCAAAAAACTTTTAGAAAAAAAGTTCAAGTAGCAGCTGAAGAAGGTATTACTGTAGACTACTCCTACGTTAATTTCTATGAGATACCTCAAGTTTCTGCTGTTGTAGTAGACTCTGACGTATCACAGTTTGCTCAAGTTTTTGATATTAACACTTCTAACTGCAAAGTTAAAGTTTTTCTATCTCAAAGCGGTAATTTAAGTGACAATGCTAATGTTAGTGTCATCGCAGTCGGTGGATAAAAATAATTCTAAATTTTTATATTGACTTACACCCTCTTTCTGTTATAATTTAAGTGTAAGGAGTAATTCTATGAAAACAATCAATAATCAGGTTTTTCTTCCAAATGTTGGAGAAGATAACTTTTACCCTAACTCCCCTCAACTAGTAGAAGATAAGCTTTCTGCTTTATCTAGTGCAGACTATCCTACTATAGCATCCTTAGGCTACACCCCTACTAGAGGTACTAGTGAAGGCATGATACCGATTAAAAATAAGCCAAAGCGTTAATAGGAGATTTTAAATATGGCAAAATTACAAAATATGGCTAGCGGAGACCACACTATTCCCGGTAGCCCTTCAGAATACTTTACCCCAACTACAGGAGATCAAACTATTTCATATCCTCCTCTAGACAAGAGTGGTCGCGGCACTGGCGGACCTATCATTGCTCCAATGCCTACTGCTGGTGGAACTCCCGCTATGCGTGGAGCATCAATTAATTACCCTAACTCAAACAATGCAGGCATTCGTGGCTCAATCAACGATGGCGCAACTGCTAGTGGTGGTGTTAGAGGTAAAAAAGTTGGACCTGAAGCCCCTTATAGAAACCCGGTATCAGGAATCAACCCTGAAAAACCAATTCAGCGTAAATCAAAGCGCTAAAAGAAAAAACCCCGGAAAGCCCGGGGTTTTTTATTACAGTACCTCACTATCAGAAAAGAACCAACACTTATAGTAGTTTTCTAAATCTGCGTAACTACCTAGATATTGTACTCCCCTAAAAATTGCTGGAGAGCGTCTGCAGCTATACTGAACAACAAGTTTTCTCTGCCATTCACTATTGATAAATACTACTTTATAGTTTTCTTTATGGTCTTTTAGAAGTTCTACTGCTTTTGCAGTCCAAGGGCAACCTTCAAGACCCATAACAGTCCAAATAGCTACATTATCTGTTTCTCTAAGGCGCTTCTCAGGGGTCGAGTCTGTACTTTTAGTTTCGACGGGCCTGGCTACAGCTACTTTTGTTTCTGTAACGGTATTTGCTTTAGTGATCATTTTTATCCTCACTTATAAATTTCATTGATAGCGGAAATATTTCTGCGATAGCTCGAGCCACTTCTCGGGCTATTTCCATATGTTCACGCTGAGTACCGTTACCACTTCTAAGCTGAATATAGTGAATCCATGAACGAATTGTTCCTTGCATATAGAGTCGTGAAACGGTGTTTCCTTCGGGTAGTACACAGCGAGCTTGTTCTTTAGCAATACCTTGTTCAAGAGCCCACTTATACGCCATTTTAGCTTCGTGAATAATTTGCTGTTGCTTTGCAGCCCATTGCATTTGCAGTTCTTCGTCGTCTGTTTGAATAGAATCTTGACGATTAGTGGGATGTTGCAATCGTGCTTCTCTAATAACAAAACTTTCATCAAGTACTGTTACGTCTTGATATCGCTGACTAAACTCTTGAAATCTAAAACTTGTATGCCGCAACATCTGTCGAGCAATATCACGAGTAGTTTCGATTTCAAGAGTCGCACTAGCCATCTCAAAAGGACTCCAGTGCTGATGCTTAATGAGGTAATTAATTAGTCTCTCACTATTTTCAAACTGCGTTTGAAACTGTGGATTTGAGACTTTAGCACAATAGGTGATAACATCTTGTACATCTTCAAGCCCAATGATTCTATCTTTAATCGGTTGTGTACAAGCAAATAGTTTTACTTTCATACAATAGCCTTTTCTAGCATATCAAAGATGAGGTCTTGTTTTTCTACAGAACGAATTATCTCATCCGTATAATCAAGTAGATTAATCAATTTTTCATTGCGTTGCAGAATTGGCACACTCTGATTTAGATTTTGAATATATTTAGAACGTCCTGAAATGGGAAGACTAGAAATTAGGTTGCCAATAGTTTTGTACTCTTTAATAAGAGCAATACTACGTTTAGGCCCTATACCTTCTACTCCAGAAATACCATCTCCCGAGTCTCCTTCAATCATACGAGCATAGGAGTATTCTTTAGGAGTGAGGCCAAACTCTGTTTCAAGATACTCTAGGTTAATCTCACGTCGAGAGTACATATTGAAGATACTAACATCTTCTCGTAGTAGTTGGAAAAGGTCACGGTCACTAGAAATAATCCACGTGTGCGAATACTTTTGACTCAAACGCTTAGTAAAGTAGGCAATAAGATCATCTGCCTCAATACCTTTGAACTTAAAATGTTCGAAGGGCAGTGCATCAATTGTATCGGACAAGCAGTTGAAAAAAGCGGTAAAGCGTTCTTGCTCTTCTTCACTACGTTCTACTTTACGATTGAGTTTGTACTCAGGGTATATACTTTTACGATAGACAGAAGCGCCTGAGTCAAAACAACAAATAATACGTTTAGCTCCGTAGCTTTTACCAAGGCTAGTAACTGTTCGAATATAGTCGTCAGTAAAGTTATCAAAGTTTTTACGTTGAAGATAGCGAAAAGCCAGATTTACGCCGTCAATTAGAAGTAGATTGTTTACTTCTTCTAGTGCTTGCTTTGCCTGTACAAGCTCTGCAAGATCGTCCCAATTCGTTACCATAATATTCCTCTATGTCAGTGTTTATAAATTAATATACTTTAACTTTTAGCAAATTGCAAGAAGAATTATGCTTTAGAATTCACTACTAGCTTTGCTGCTGGTAACCATGCGTCTAACAAAGCCATTCTAAATTCACAGTCTCCACTCTTTACGTGTATATAGTCAGATACAGTAATACTATCATTCCAGCACACATAGAGCTTGCTGCGGTCCCACTTGTAAATAAGCAAGGGGGACTTTTTCATTACTTGCGCTTCTCGAAGTGTCTGTCGCCAAAAATCTAATAGAAGAGAGGATTTAGCTGTCAGCACGTTATTCCAAGGAACTTCTTTATGGTGTTTTGCTTCTACGCACCACGGAAAATCAGGTTTCCAGGGGGCATAAACGTCTCCCTTTAAATAAGCGAGCGCCCCAGATAAGGGCACTCGCTCGAACTGAGTATTAAACGCCTCAGTGAATAGATCTCTCACTACGTACTCGAATGAACGACCTTTTGTTTTACTTGCATTAGTCATTAGTGTCTCCTCACTATTAGATTAGCATCTAGAACACTAATGGTCAAAATAATATTTTAAAGACTTTGCTCTAAATAGGTTTTCAACTCCGTGTATCCACCAATATGTAAGTCACCAAAAAAGATTTGAGGTACTGTTCTTGCTTCTGGGAAACGTGATAGTAGCTCTTCTTTAGTTTGAGGATTAACGATATTTTTTATAGTATACTCGTAGTTGTGTTCAGTCAGTAGAGCTTTTGCCCGCTCACAGAACGGGCAAGAGTCTTTAGAGTACATTACTATTGTCATATTAAGCAAGCATCCCCATCGCAGAACTTATTAGCGTCAGAGTTTTCACCCTCGTTAGTTAAGCTTGAAAAATCTAGAGGACGAAGTATTGCAGCGTACGCTTCTATTTCTTCTCTAGGCGCTTGAGTATATGGTGCTTGGGCATACCCGTGGTCTTCAAGCGGTAGTAGGCTTACACCTTTAAGACGAGTGTCAAAACAGCTTAGTGCTCGAGCTATCTGATTCTTTTCGTGTGGTTGGAAAGAGATAGTAATTGAGACCTGATTGTCCGCCCAGTAGTGCTGTAAGTCTACTGCATTGGCGAATTGTTCCCAAATGCTCACGTCCTTATCACTAATTGTACCTATGTCATGAAGGACAGGGAAGTATATGACAGAGGTTCTTAAAGGGTCACTCACAGCAGGTTCGATTCTATAGTTAGCTGCTTCGAGAATTGGAAGTAGGTTACTAGTATTAGATACTCGAACTAGCCTATAGTAGCTTTCAGCTTTTGCATAGTGGATTCCTGGTAGAGAACCTGCAACAAGAGAAACAGTCCCACTCGGCTTAACACTAGTCTTTTTAATAGACAGAGGAATACCTAACCATTCAGAATACTTTTGGTCTAAATAGTTGATATAGTTGTAGGCACGGTCACAATACTCATCAAGATATTTACGACGTCCAACTCGTAAAATAGCTTCTTGAATACCGCTCTGAGAAGTACCAATACGACGATTACGCTTAATAACGTCGTTAGTTTCTGTCCAGTGGGTGGGAACTAGAGTTACTGCTTTAGCATAGAGATAGGCGAACTTAAGTGTACGCTGAAAGTCCCAGTAGTCTTTGTGTTTAGCAGGGAAAGTTTCTACTAAGCAGCATAGTTCATAGGGTTCAAGTGATTGCTCTAAACAAGGATTACCACCACGAACTCGACGATCTTTCCAGTCAGCAGGATCTTTCATACGACCGTAGGCTTGCATATTCTCTAGCCAAGCAAATCCAGGCTCACCGTTAACAGCTACGCTCTCGGCAGATTTTGTGTAATCCATACCCAGTTTAGCAAAGAGTGAGTTGTTAGACGCCCAGCGCCAACCACCAAACTTATAGGCCCACGGATATTCTGTATACTTTTTAGCAATAGTACCGCGAACATTCCAGTCGTTATTGTACAGATTATACTCTTCTTCATTAAGCTCTTTAAGCTCTGGTGGTGCAATAGAGCCAGTTTCTACTCCAAACTTTTGCCAGTCTTTCATAGTAATAAAGTCTTCGTCGTCAGGCTCGCCAAAAGCGATTTCAGCAGTGCGACGCACATTACCTGCTACAACAATCTTACCAATAATATTCATAATATCGGTAATATCTGTAGAAGTTAAGAGCGGATTATCACTGCGAGCACGCTTCTCTAGAATGTCTTTAATTCCATAGAATCCTTGGACTAGCGGTTCCGGTCCAGAAGCTACTCCACCGAATCCTTTAATAGGCTCTCCGTAGGCACGAACTAAACTAGTGTCTGGCTCAACTGGATTAGACCCTTCTTCTAAATAGGAATCAATCAAGCAAGAGATTAGTTCTACCCAACCCTCACGAGAATCTTCTACAGTAATGAGTTCGGGAGCTCCTTCAGGCACATAAGCAGCAATTTTACCTGCTCCTTTAGTATCAAAGCCAATACCAACACCCACCATACTCATATCCATGAGAAATGCAAAGGGCTTGGACAGTTCTGCATCAATATTTTCTGTAGACACAAATCCACAGTTGTTTAGACATGCACCGCCTTTTTCCCAAACGAATGGAGTGCCCATCATCCAGAGTCCACGACCTGGGGGAGTCCACTTAAATTCAAACAAACGCTCAGCAGCTTCTTCTGCTAATCGATGAGCACGTTTCTCATCCCAAGTGTGACCTGATGATACTGAATGGGTTTTTAGAATAGAGAACATTCCTTCAATAACTCTAAGTACGCATTCTTGCCAGGTTTCTAGAGTCCCATTCTCTTTCTTTCTAGAATATGTTCTATAGTAGGTAAAAGCAGAGAGTCCGCCATACCCCCACTGAACTTCACTAGCTAAGAGCTTTTCTTTAAACTCTTTTTTAAACTGAAATTTAATCGGATTTTTTCCGAGTGCAATCATAATTAATTCTCCTTACTCATAAAGTAACCATCCGCCTCTCAAGAACGAATAGTGCTCACATTATTTCTTTTTTCAATCTCAATTTTAGGTATTAGAGGATGAGAGTAGTCATGAGATATCAGAAACACGTTAAGTCCGTGTTCTTCTTGTAGTACCTCAAATAGCTTTTCTTTACCTGCGTCGTCGAGAGTACCTGTAGTTTCGTCTAAAAATAATAGATTTATACTCTTTCCACCAATTTTGGATAGAGTATTTCGCACTGCAAGCAGCACTGAAGTTTGGACTCGAGAAAACTCTCCACCTGATAGAGAGTCTATACTAACCTCTTCTCCATTATTTACAACAACAATGTTTAGTTTGTCTCCCGAAAGTCGGAAGAGCACTTGAAATTGTCCGTCGCTTAGAATTGCAAGATAATGATTAATACTATCTTCTAGTTGCTTTGCAACATTTTCTAGTTTGTAAGCTACAATACCAGAGGTTGAAAAAGCTTTTCGTAAGATAGTAAGATTTGTAATCTCATCTTGAATAATTACTATATCATTTTTTACTAGCTCTTGTCTAGCTTTAAAATCTCGAACTTGCTCTTTAAGGGCATCAATCTTAGCATTTCTAATCTTAACACTTTCGTTGTACTTACGGGCGTCTGCTAAAGATTCTTCTTGGGCTGCAAGCTCAATTTCTAAATCACGCAACTGTCTAGAAATCTCTTTGTAATCTGGATATGATTTAGGCAATGAAGTGTTTATAAGTTGAGACAACTGAGTAAATCGCTCAATAGCTTTTTGATTACGCTGATACTTATCTAAGTCTACTTGATAGGAATCTCTCAACTCTACTAGCTGTTGAAGTTTTTGTCTACTAGCTTCTAAAACTTCTGAGGTTAGAGTCTTGATTTCCTGTTTTAAAGCGTCACTCAACTCTTTAGCCTTAGAGTTATCTAAAGCTTGTTTACAGGCGTAACAATGATCTGATAAGTCTAGTGAGGTTAGATCTTTTGTCGCTTTTGCAATTTGAGTTTTTGCCTCACTAATAGTAGACTTTAGACTTTCAATCTGTTCTAATACTCCAGCTTCTAAAGTTGGCAACTGCATAGAAAAATCAAACTGCAACCTGTCTCGCTCTTGAATTAGAAGATTATTTTTATCAATACTATCACAGAGAGATTTTTGAGAAGAAATACGAGTTCGCAGATCTTCGATTTGAGAGTATAGGCTAGTGTCTACGCTTGGCAGAGATTTTTCAAAAGCTTTTTCAGGAATAGAGTTTTGAGATAGAAACTGCTCTATCGTACGCAGTTCGCCTTGTTTCGTCGCAAGATCTTTTTCTCGCTTGCTATTAGTTGTTTTAAGCTCTTCTCCAATATCAAGATATCGAGAGAAGTTAAACAGGTTAACTAGAAATTTTTTCCTATTAGTATCCGTAGCTTTAAGAAACTCTAATAGATCTGTGCTACTTTGGTATGTCAGTTGACTAAAGGTTTCAAAATCCCGACCAATAGCGTTAGATAGCTCTTTATAAGTATCTAATACTTTATGCTCACTAATGTCTTCACCGTTTTTTACAATAGAGACTTTAGTGCTAGCTCCTTGACGCTTAGAGGTTAAGCTATACTCGTCGGAATCAATAGAAAAAGCAAGAGTTGCTTCCCAGCTTTTAGCCCCGTTATACCTGTTTAGAATATCAGCTTTCTTCAGACCCTTAACATTCTTGTTGTAGAGCAGTTCTTGAATAATAAGAGCTAAACTAGATTTACCACTTCCGTTAGGGGCCGAAAGTTGTGTAACTGCGTTACGATTTAGCTCTAGCCTATTGTTTGGGCCATAACTAAACATATTACTCCATTCTAGAGTTTTTAACACTACTCCCATTATTTAATCCCAAGTTTATCAAATAGTTCTAGCACGCCAGCTTTATTATCTACTTTAATATAGTCTAGATATAGATCTAGCTCCTCTTTTAAAGTCTTATCGGTCAGATCTAGGGTAGAGTGCTCTGAAGGCTTTTCGGCAATCTTTTTATCTAACAATTCGTGATTTTGAATTTTAGAGAGTTTATCAATTGTTCCAGTTACTTCATATACAACATGGTGATAACTGTCTGCTTTCAGCTCTGTCCCGGCTTCTACTGTTTTACGAATGAGTTTAGGTAACTGTAGGTCTACAAACTCTACTGTGTAATCAGCCGCACTACGATAATCAATAATATTTACACCATACTCTCTAGAATCGTCTCTGTCAAAGGTAGTGTTGAGAGGGCTTCCAGAGTAGTAAACATTATATTCTTTGTAACGATGGCAGAAGTGTAAATCTCCAATTAGCGTAAGAGGCCAGGCTGCAATACGATTAAAATCAAACTCGGCAGTAATATGTGGCGGCACTTCTCCACGAATATGCGCAATTAGAATATCTCCAGAGATGTAGCTTGGAACATTATTAGTTTGCATCTCGCCATACGGAAATAGCTGAAAGCCTTGATTGTTCACCACAATACGGTCATTTTTTGTCCGTAACATAAAGTTTGGATTATTAATAGCGTGTTCTGCTTCAAAGTGCTCTAAAAAGGTGTTGCCTTTTGTAGATGCCTCATGATTACCTGGAATAGCTAGTGTCGGTTTTGTAACTGAGTTAGCATAACTCAGAAAAAGACATATCTCATCCGGCTCAGGTTTCTTATCAAAGATGTCGCCCGCTAAAACAACAATATCGCAACTCTTTTCCAGTTGCAATAACTTATCGAATAGCAGACGAAATCTATTCGTCTGCCACTCGTAAGGAATCTTCTTTTTGTGCAGATTTATATGAATATCTGCTACATGTAAAATTCTCATGGTTCTCGTTGTAAGAGGTTAGTTAATTGACCTTCAAAAGTAAAACTTCCCACATGGTTAAGTTTTGTATTAGGATCTACCCAAATCTCTCCGCCCATGCGCTGCCAACGACGGCAGAACGCATAGTCTTCACTGAGATATCTACGGTCAGTTGGGTCAATTTCGGTATCCCAAAGAGCGTAGCAGTGAGGATTAAACTTAGGGTCGATAGACGAATCATTTTTGTAGTGGAGTTCAGGGTGTTCACGCACCATGCGCTCAATTACTTCACGCTTTACAATAAAGAATCCGGTTGAAGCGTCAAGCACTTCTACGGCTCCCATATGTGTACGCACACGACGAGTACCTGGTTGTACTTTTAGATTGATAGCATAGTCAGCTCCATAGGTAGAGATGTTATCTTTACCTTGCTCTACTGCTCGTTTTACCTGGTCCCAGTTAATTGTCTTTTTAGGATAGGCCGCTGCGATAATATCTTTATCCATTGCAAGCATACGAATTACCCCATCAGGGTCAAACTCGATGTCTGCATCAATAAACATTAAATGAGTACAGCTAGTATCTTCTAAGAACATCGCAGTAAGAATATTACGAGCGCGTGTTACTAGGCTTTCATTACGTAGTGTCGTAATTCTAAAACGAATTCCGTGTTGGATGAGTACCTGGCTCAACCTAAACATACTTAAGAAGTACTGGTCAGTTACCATTCCTCCATAGCAAGGAGTGGCAAAAAAGATATTCATCTTCCGCAGAAAATTCATATCTATAGTAACTCTATCTCCATCAATAGAGCTAAATCCTGCTGGAAGACCATTAGCAGGAGGGCTGCTAGGGTCTGGTTGTTTACCAGAACTAGCTGCTAGGTCTTTAAGAGAGGTTTTCTTGCTCATAGATCTTCCATTTTCTCAGTGCTATTCAAATCGCCAGCAACTTCTTCTGAGAAGTAGGTAGTATTCTTGAGCAGCCACTCTTTTTGCTCTTCGTACGTTTGACGCTTGAAAATTGTTTCAAGATTATAAACTTCCATTTCTCTTTCGTTAGGCTTTAGAGGAATAGAATTTCGGCTAGGCATAACGGTATACTTAACGTTTTGAGGCTGAGGGCCAGTCTTTTCACGCTTGATAGTAATGTCATACCCGTTATCCGGGTCCGCAGGAGAACCGTAGTCAGCGTTAGTAGCGTAATCAACAAGTTGCTTGTAAATAGTAGTTTTAAGATCCAACAGCTTCATTGCGCCATCTTTGCGGTCAATAACATTGCAAACATAAGCAAACTGAGGCTTATCTGCATAGATATAGTCAGGAACTTCTTTAAGAGGGTCACGAGCATTTGTAAACTGCTCAGTATCTCTATCAAAACTTAGGCACTCTAACGGATAGCGCTTTCCTTCATTAGTAGTAACCCAGTAAATGTATCGCGGCATAACCGGTCCTACGAACCTAACGCGCGTT